ATCCGCCTTTAGACATACATGCTCTATCATTAGCTACTTGTGTATTGTATCTTCTATTTGCCATTATCTCCAACCTTTTTTAGCTATTTTTGGTTTACCTGATCTTACTAGTCCACCTTTTGCAAAATCTGTAGTGAGTCTATCATCACCTATTAAATCTGTTTTTCTAGATACTGGATCTTTATCAAATCGTTCTTGTATTTTAATAGTTTGAAGTGTATCGCTTGGTGATGTTTTTTTTCTCTTAGCTATTTTTTTAGCTAATTCAATTTTATCTTTATTTTTTTCAGATTTATATTCTTTAATTGGATCAGCCATTATTTTTTATCCTTCATTGCCATTGCCATCATAGATGGTTTTGGTTTTTCTTTTTTCTTCTTCTTCTGAATAAGTGCTTGTAATTTTGGTGGTAAAGTTTTTTGTGCTTTTGTTAATCCACCTAGTTCAAATTTTTTTCTCATTATTTTTTTCCTCCATTAGTTTTAATTAAATCAGTTGCTTTGATTCCATATATCGCTGCAACAACCGATACCCATAATGAAACAATCCACCATGGCATTTCCTGAAGTTTCATAAAATATAAATCTAACTTAGCTTGTATCTCTTCATCTTCAGCAAATACGGAATAAAATAAAATAGCCAGTGGAGATGTGAGAACTAAAAGTACAAATTCGTCCTTCCAGTCGCCTTTTTGATTTTGAGCAATCTGTCCACTGTACTCAATTTCTCCACGTTTCATCTTTTCAGCATGCACAATTCTTGCTTCTGACATTATAATTTCAGATTTTTTCTTATTCTTATAAATCTCAGCGCCAGTTTTTAATGCTGTACCTATTAAACTCCACGGAAACATAAAATTAATATGCTTTAGATTTTCTTTTCTTCTCTGCTAATACTGCACCTTGACCTTTAACTTCCATTTCAGGTCCACCAGTACCAATATAGTTATAAGCTCTGTCAGCAGTTGTTTTTGATCTTGGATCGATCTCAATTTCTTGCTCACCAACTTTTACATCTTGTATTTTATCTAGTTTTGCCATTTTATCTCCTTGGTTTAGATTTTCCAGCCTCAGATAAAGCAATTGCAATCGCTTGTTTACGCGATTTTACTTTTTTCTTTGACTTACCTATAGGTAATTCACCTCTTTTGAATTCCCTCATGACCTTTTTAATCTTTTTTTCTGGTTTTGTCATGTTTTTTCTCATTCTACTCACTGCCTCCACGCATTATTTTAACATTTGGCATCATACTGCCTTGATTTTTCATCATTGAGTCAACATTTGGAATAGTTTTACTCAAAATTGTCTTTTCAATGGATGTATCAGCTCGTAATTTTGCTAATTCTTCATTTTGTTCTAGCTTTTCATCTTGATTTTGTTGATTCATCATTGCTTTCATCTTATCAAGGTCCATTCTCTCTTTAGCTTCAGTTGCTTTTCTGTCATTTTCCATTGCTCTAAGGTCTAATTCTCTTGATCTTAGTTTAGCAATTGGATCATTATCGAATTGTGAAGTAATTTTCTTCTCTTCATTCATAAATTCTTCCATCATCTCAGAAATTAACTGTGCTTTTCTTGATTCAACTTGTTGCTGCATCTGCATTAACTGCATTTGTATCTGTTGTGCAGCTTGTGGATTCTGTTGCATCATCATTTGCATCTGTTGCATTTGTTGTAATTCATTTCTGAACTCTAATTCAATCTGTTCTTGAGCCATTAAACTAATATGTTCAAAAATATTTTTCTCTAATGATGCCATAACCATTGGATTATTTCTTGCCATGTTTGTTTCCATGAAACTTAGATGCGATTGAATATGTGCTCTATGATTCTGACCAGGGAATGCTTGGAATGGTCTACCCCCTAAAGCAGCAATGTGTTCTAATGCAGGATCTTGAGGCATAGGTTGTTGTGGTTTGATTAAAAGACTATCAATATTTTTTACACCTAATGCTTCATACATATTTCTATACGCTTGATACAGATTATGCATTTGTGGATTTGAGGTTGCCAGCTGCAGTTCTGTTTGAGCGAGTGAGATACGCTGTGTCTGTGAAAAAATGTTAGGGTCAGCAACTGGCAATATATCTACCCGATCATCAAAGTCAGATTGCATAATCATTCTTTGACCCCCAACTACATCATATGGATATTCTTGTGGTAGATATAACTTGAATACTCTAGCCATTAATCTGAATTCATTTTTCAGAGCTGAGTAAATTCTTTTGTGTATTGCTGACATGGTTCTTGAACCACGTTCTAATAATGCAACGGTTGTTCCAACAGCGGCTTGTTGATTACCATCACCAACTTGTAAATCTGCAATTGATGCAAATCTTTGACCTGCTTGAACCACAACACCCATCAACGCTAATAAAGTTTGTGATGGTTCTTTAAACGGAAGCATCATAAATGAATCTCTTAGATTTCCACCTGGTGCATCTACATCTCTAAATTCACCTGGTTGAATTGATTGTGCATCATCTCTAATTCTAATACCACGCATTTTAAATCCAGCAGGTAAGTTAGATAATGTTCCTGCATCTAATAATTGTCTTAGTGCAGCTGTAGCAGTTCTTGATAATCCACCAATCATATGGATTAAACCAAAACCATAGAAACCTAAACCAGGTAAAAATTTAAAATGAACAAAGTATTGAACTTTATCTTTTTTAGGATCCCCTACTTCATAATTTCTTTTAATAGATAATATTTCTCTTGATCCTTCTTCTAAAGTTACAATGTATGGAAGTTTAATTCCTGACGGCTCACCAGTCTGTGGATCTGAATCTTCAAAACCTTCGATATCTAAATTCACATGACATTCTAATATTGTATATACATCTTCGTTTTGAGTTTTAGAAATACCTTCTAGTTCTCTTTCTTTTTTCTCAACCTCAGATTCTTTGTCTCCAGGTTTTCCTAAATCAATGTCTTTATAGAAACCTGCAATTTGTTGTTTACGTAATTCATTTTCAGAAATTTTAATTCGATGAATAATTGCTTCCGCATCATCTAATGAGGTAGCTGTGTACGGAACAATTAAATCATCTGCAGGAACGAACTTAGATACTGCTCGTCCTTCCACTTCATCATAGTAAACTTTTTTAAAAGTAGAACCGGATAAAGGTAAGTGGAATAACATAGAATCAAATTCTGGTTCATATTCTTTCATCTGATCCATGATTTGATAATTCATAAAATCTTTTACACGAGATGCTTGTTGAACTTTTTCTGGAGTTTGTAATCCAATGATCTGAGTTCTAACCGGTCCATCTGCTGGTAATAATTCTTTGTATGCTAAAGCTTGAAACTGTGTAACTGCTTCTGCTAAAACTGGATGCGTTGCACCAGATGCACCACTAAATGGTTCTGTTCTATTATCATATTTAAATCCTAATAAATCTAAACCTTGAGTATAAGTTTTCTCCCAATCTTTTCTTGATGAAACATATTCTTGATATTTAGCAGATAGATCAGATGCCATTCTACCCAATACATCATCAGGTAAGAAATCTGCTAAGTTTGCATAATGCTCATCACCACCTTCAGGGGTTGCAGCTGCAGGGTCTAAATTAATATCTACTGAACCGTCTTCATTCTCTTGAATGTCAACAGGTCCTAATGATTCTTGCTCTGCTTCAACTTCTTCAACTACCTCTTCTCGAATTTCTTCTTCGCTAGGTATTTCGAATTCTTTTCTCGGCTCGTTGGGAAGCGCTTTGTCTATGTTGTCTGCCATTTATTTTTTCTCCAGATTGTTTGACTGTTGTAACAGTATTATATGAAATATTCAAGCCCTGAGGCATGGGTCCTGATTTAGGGGGTATAGTAGTTGTTAATCGTTTAATCATCAATTATTTTCTTTACTTCATCAATAGGATCAATGATTTCTTCTTCAAAATCTTTGTAATAGTTATCTCCACCCATTTTATAAACTTCTTGACCTTCGTTAGTAAACTCTCCTGGAACTTTATACGAGGTTCCGGCTTCAGGGTCCACGTCATAACCAGGTTTTCTATATTCAACAACAGCAGGTGCCCCTTTGTCTGTAGTGAATTGAAGTTCAATGTTCTCTCCATCTTCTAAAACTTTTACACCTTTATATTCATAATAAGCACCCCCTCTACTAAAATCAGTCATTTGATCTAATTTTTTTAAAATGCCTTTATTTTTTACAGCGTTGACTAAATCAAAAAATATTTTTTGTGCTTCTGATTCTGCAGCTTTAGTTGCCATCACACCTGTCTTTGCACCACCTTTAAAT